ACCGCCGTATACGGTCCCGTACGTACGGTGGTGTGGGAGGTCGATAGTGTGAACTATCTCCTACCCGATTATGAAGATATACAATTGCAAGTAATTAGTCCTGTTAAGAATAATACGATATAATGAATTTAAATATAAGTCTAACAAGAGGATTGTTAAATGCGAAAAAATGAAGAAATTGATGGCGTTTTATTTATGACAGGTGAAAGCAGAAAACAAATATACGAGTTTAAAAAAATATTTGCAAGAAGCGCTAATTTATCAAATGTTGATGCAAAAAGATGGAAATTAACCTTAAGAAAAAAACATAGAAATAAAAATATCTGGATCTTAAGGCTTTACTTTGATGGAGAAAATATTGATACTTGGGCAGTTATAAAAGTTGAACAGTATAAAGTATCAATAGACAATCTCGTAGTGCTTAATGAAAAATCAGAGAAATTTTTTAGGGAAGAATGGTTTTACGGCGTAAAAGACGAGGAGGGCTTAAAGGCGATGATTGGAAATGTTTATAATGCCTTTTTTGGAATTGAAACATATCCAACAGCAATTAGAAAAGCTGCACGTTTTTGGTATGTAATAGCTACTAAACAGATGTTTAACAATGGAAATAAGAGGACAGCTTTGTTAACAGCATTATTTTGTTTACAGGCAAATGGTTTTGAATTCATTGTTAAAGATAAACCGACCCTATATAATATATCGCTAGATTTAGCAAATGGGAAAATGTCGGAAAGCCAACTAGTAGAATATATATCCAGAAACACAGTTGTTGATTTTAAAATGATGAATAATATTTGGGAAAGCGTACTTGATAAAAATCATTGACTTTTAAATCTAACAAATGTATTATTTATTTCATGTACTAAAGGGAGGAATTCAAATGTCAAAGGGTGTAAATATCTCGCTTAGAGGAACAACTATGAAGAAAGTCGTTAAAGAAGCAAATAATAAAGCTAAGCTACATTTGAATGATAGTGAATTTGAAAAGCGCACAATAAGCAAATTATTTTCGGATAGTGACTTGCTAGATGTGTTATCAGCTTTGTCAAAAGTATAAATAATAAAGTTAAAAGTCTCCGATTTCTTGGAGGCTTATTTTTTATGTAACATAGTAAAAAATGTGCACACGAATTCCTTTATTTACCGTTAATAAAAAAAAATAAAAGCCTACAAAATCAACGTTTGTAGGCTTTTATCATTCATTTAAAACTATTTAATAAGGAGAGTACAGACTTTATAGTCCCTTATGTAGCAAGGGTTAGAGCACTTGCGCTCAAAATTTGCTCAAATTTTCAGAATTTATAGTTATCATTAGATTATCTAATATGCTTTCAATTTGGTTGTCTGACTGTACCTTATATTCATCAATTAGATACGAATATACTCGGCTAGTTGTGGTTATATCAGAATGGCCTAAACGTTTAGCGATTATATATAGCTCAACATGGTTAGCTAATAGATAGGCCACGTGTGTGTCTGAGGCTATGGAAGTGGAAACCTTGTCGATCTATCGAACAGTTCTGTAAACACTCTCTAAGCGTCTTATTTACAGCAGAAGAGGTGGGAATGGTATGATATTGGTTCTCAAAAACCATCTTGGTCTTATTTTGTTTTAGTTCATTTAGAATATCTAGCAAGTTTTGGTTAATACGGATTATACGTTTCGATGATTCATTTTTCGTATCTTTGAATTGATGATCTGTTTCATGCCAGGCTTTATTAATTGTGATCGTTTTAAAATTAAAATTGATGTCTTTCCAAGTAAGTGCTTGGATTTCTCCTAAACGAGCTCCAGTATATAAAGCAGTTAAGATCATGTATTTGGCTGTAAAATGATGATTAAGAGATTTAGTGAGGTACTCACATAGCTTTTCCATATCTTCGATTGATAAATAATCAACTTTGCGAGTACGTCTTTTATCATAAACTAAATTTGTTCCTTCAACAAAATCCTTCTTTATATCTCCATCATACAAAGCATCTTTAACACAAGCATGGATCAAGGAATTGAATTTACTGACAGTTGATTTAGCGTGTTTTTTACCGAATTTAGCAATAAATTGACGATACTTGCGGCGATCTAATTCTTCAATCGGTATTTGCGGAAAATAATCTTGTAATGCGTGGTAAACCTGTTTATATGTTAATTTAGTACGTTCAGAAACATTAGCCTCTTTGTACGTGGTAAACCAATTCCAAAAATATTCTGGAAAATGAGTCTTAGAATTGATTGATATAAACCCACGGTTCTTGTAATGTTCCATATCGGCAGCGTAAGCCTTTGCTTCTATTTTAGAATCAAAGCTTTTACTTTTTTGATGGTACATACCTTGCAAATCTTGCCATGACGTTCGGACTTCAAATTTATTTCCACGTTTACGAATACTCGCCATTCAAATCATTCCTTTCTGTGTTAAAATAGCAAAAGGACATATTTGTCCACTCAATTTTATTCGTAGCACATCCTAAACTTTGACGAGGGCAGGATGTGTTTTTTAGTCTTTATTTTAATTCAAAATCCATTGGTTGAGCAGTCCCAAGTGAATCGAAACTATCGGCATTTACTGCCTCATCAAATTGTAGAGTTACTTTGTCTATTTTCTTTTCATCTCCTTTATTAAGTAATCCTTCGGCAGCGGTCCCCTTATTAGCGTTTGGAGCAACTTCAAGGCCTGTTCCATCATCAACTAAACCGGAATCGATACCTAAATCTTGTCCTGTGCTTGTAACGATTGATTTTAGACCATTAAGTTGAATAGAATCACTAGACGTATTTTTAACATTGTAGTCAACGTGAATTGTATAATATGGGTTTGTCAATCCCGAAGACTGAAACCCATCATTTGCCATTTGTTTTTCGTCATCATTCTGTGGTTCAATCTTGAAAAGTGAAATGGTGTTGATTGTTATTTCAAGAGGGCCATCTTTAATAACTGATTTTGGAGCACTTATTTTTTCAAGTGTTGTTTTGCCCCATGTACTGTCTTATTTCCACTGGCCAACTTTTAGCAATGGTCCATTTTTAATGTGCTGTTTGTCTTTCTTTTGACTTTTTCCTTTAGCGGACGCTGTAGTCTTTGCTTCCTTGCCTGCATTATCTGATTTGTTAGCAGAACTGTTCCCGCAACCAGTTAACATTAAGCCTAAAGTTAGGACTGTAAAACTTGTTATGATTGATTTCTTCATTTTAGAAACCCCCTATATATTTTCATCTATGTTTATTGTCCGGATGTACGGACATGTTTAATTGCATTTTCCTACTTGTAAAATGTAGGATATATTTTCTGTTAAAATAATAAAGCCCCCAAAATTATTATTAATAATATTGGGATAGTACAACCAATGGTCATTTCTTTTCCAAAAGCGCTCATTGAATTGCCTGTGTTTTCAAGGCCTCTAGCAGCCCTTTCAAAATTAGAAGCTTGGTTAGTCTCAGTCGGATAATAAATAATATTTCCACATTGTGGGCATATTCGTTCACCACGCAAAATTCCATTACAGTTTTTGCAATAAAAAGTCTGTCCATTTTTTATTTTCTGGATTGCTTCTGGAACATATTCAACTTTAGGTTCTTCATTTTTTTCAACTATTGTTACTTGAATTTTGTAGGGTTCTCGATAGGATTTAATGTGGTCAGAACTATCTTCACTGACAATCACTTTTTTATATCTACCGCCAGTTAAGAAGGACTTTATATCAGTCTGATAAGTATTCAAAATTTGCTGAATTTTACCTGTCATAATAGCCGATAAGGATCCTAATTCAAAATCTCGATGAGATATAGGTTCTATAGCGTGTAGATTATATCCTGTATCAATTTTAGATAACTTTAGTTTAGTGTAGACATTCAATACATTCTCATTGAATTGGTAAACTTTTGAGTCTGGATAGAAGTCTAGGATTTCTTGATTACTTTGCCCGTCATACAAGAAATCATTTTCTATATTACTTCCAATTTGAGCAAATAATTCATTTAAATATTTTTGATGTTTATCATCTATATTTAAATTTAACTTTAATAATAATTTAGTCATTTTTGTATCCCCCTATATGGTATGATTATGTAGGAGATACAATTGCATATTTCTTTAGTCCTAGTCTGCAGCTAGGGCTTTTTTAATAGACCGAATATATTTTGTTGTTCCCACGCATAAAACACTCTTGAGTTTTCTCATCGAGTTGCCTGGGAATACCATACAATTCCATGAAATCTATATAATTTTCTGGCAAAAGGTCTTCGCAATTACAATACTTTACTAACAAATTTATTGCACGTTCATTAGCTGCAGCCTCGATCTTGGTATGCGCAGTTGCCGTGCTGTAATAGAGCCTGCCTTCATCTTCGTTCAAAACATGGCCAATCTCGTGTGCAAAAATGAATGGTAATTCGTTTGGATTCCGCCAATTAGTATTGATGATTATTGATTTTCCCAGAACACATGAGGGCACGTCGTCAGAAAAGCTTAATTTATCCAAAGTTACATTTATTTTGTGATCGAATGCAAATTTACATAACCACCTAATAACATCGTCCATAGATTATTCCCCTTAGTTATCGTTGTTTTTATTCATTAGTTTGAAAATCTCTAACATCTTTTTCCTATCCTCATCAGACAGTTGTTTACCTTGGTAAGTAAACAAGACAGTATCATCATCTAGATCAGCAGACTTCTCTCCACTTCCCAACGGATCATCTGTCCGTCCTAAAAGATAATCAACAGTAACATGGAAATAATCAGCAACTTTTTCTAAATCTTTCCCTTTAGGATCACTTTGCTTCCACTTGTAAAAAATATTTTTGCTGAAGTTTAATTCTTCCGCAACTCCTTGTAGACTTTTATCACGCTTTTTTGCTAAATCTTTTATACGTTCAAAGACCGTCATAGCAATGTTTCCTCCAATGTGGAGATAAATAATAATAAAAATAGGTAAAAATTAGTTGACTATTTTATCCATACGTATTATTATTTACTCGTAAGTTAATTTGATAGATAAAAAGCACTAAAAAAGTAAAGCCTTTAAAACAATAGTTTGGCGACTGGTTGGAATTAAAGGGGCTTAAATAACGCTTATTTACTATACTTTCATTTTATATGAACGTATAAAAATAATCAATACTTTTTTATAAAAATCTATTAAAATGGCTTACACCTACATAGAAAGGAGTGAGTAAAATGCCAGAAACATTAACAGCAAGAGACAAAATCGTTAAGTACCTTGGGGAAAATGACATATCTTTCGCGGATGTTGCCACAATGTACGGCTTAGCAAAGCAAGATGTTGGTGATTACTTGTCTGGTCGAAAGAAGAACCCTGCTGCTAGCAGACTGATTATTCGTATTATTTCAGATTTCAAAATTAGATAGGTGGTGAATGATGATGAAGTTATATCAAGCATTAGACGCTCAGAACGGGCAGCTTGAATTTTTTTCTTCAAGCAAAGGATTAATTGATGAATTTATTAGACGTTATCCCAACGCAAAAGTGTCAGTGATCAATTCGGAGCTGTGGCACAAATTATGTGATCGTTTTGATTTCAGCAATTTTGAAATTGATAATTTTCAATTTTATTTGATGGATGAACAAGCCGAGATGGCTGAGGATATGTATCTTGATGGAATCTAAAGGGGCGAACAAATGACGAATATTTTAAAAATCAACGATGGTGAGAAATTGCGCGTCGATCTAGAGCAGAACTTAGCTTTTCTGGTATCTGCTAATGGTAAAGACGAATTGGGAGAAGTTAGCGAAATCGATAATGGCTTGTTCGAATACCTGGACTACGACAATGGTGAGCTAGTACAACTAAAAGCTTCTAGTCGTGGCGAAGTCCTAAGCAAATTGCAGAAGCTAGTTCATAAGGGGAAGTGATCACAATGCAGCAGATGTTATCGATCGAATTTCCTAAAAGTGAAATCAAACTCATGGTTCAGCAACAAGCTGATCGTTACTTTGAAGAAATTACCGCTGGTAAGACTTGGACATTAGATGAGTTTCGCAAGAATTGTTGTGGTAACAAATCTCCCGATTGGGTCCGAATATTTATCTTTTCTAGCTTTCAAGATGAAATCGACTATCGAAAATCTAACGGTTGGTTAAAGTTCAGCAAAGGCCGTGGCAGTCAATTCATCATCTTTGCCAAACCAGCGTGTGAATGGATGGAAAACAATCGTGATCGCATAGAGTGGGAGGCTAAGATGCCATGACACCACTAGGAAGTGTGGGCTTAGCAGTTGTCGTGTTTCTCAGTTATAAAGTCGCACGCTGGTGCGTAGATAGGTGGTTAGATAAATGAATCTTATATTTATTGCTTTGATCTTGATTTTATTTTTTCTAATTTCTGAATTGGAAAATGAGATCGACCGGGAAAGAGAGGCGAAAAGGAATGCACGCCAGCGATATCGAAATTGTAGGGGTAATCATTTTGATGATTTCTATTAGGATGCAGGCCTATACAACAAGCATGGTTGTTGCAGTCTTTACCGCCTGCTTGATGGGAACACATCAAATGTACAAGTTTTTAAAAAGCGAAAAAAATAGCCGCTCCCGGCAGAGCGACTAAACACAAAAAGTTCTGTGGTCATTGTATCACATTAAGGAGTGAAAGGAATGCCAATGAAAATCAATTCGCTTGAGATCGAAAACGTTAAGCGAGTCAAATCCGTCAAATTGCAGCCCAAAGAAGCCGGTTTAACCATTTTGGGTGGAGATAACAACCAAGGGAAAACAAGCGTCTTAGACGCAATTGCCTGGGCGCTGGGGGGCAACAAGTACAAACCGTCTAAAGCGTCACGTGAAGGGTCGAGCATCCCACCTAAACTGCATGTTCGCATGAATAATGGTTTGATCGTAGAACGTGCAGGCAAGAACTCATCTCTAAAAGTTATTGATCCCGATGGTCAGAAGGGCGGTCAGCAGTTGCTGAATAGCTTTGTGGAAGAACTAGCCATTAACCTACCGAAGTTTATGGAGATGAATAATCACGACAAAGCACAGCAATTACTGCAAATCATCGGTGTTGGTGATCAGCTGCTTTCTTTCGAGAAAGAAGAAGGCGAAGTTTACAACCAACGCCACGAGATTGGTAAAATCGCGGATCAGAAAAAGAAATATGCTAACGAGCAGAAGTTCTATCCAGATGTACCAAAAGAGCCTGTATCAGCTTCTGAACTGATTCAACAACAACAAGCCATACTTGCTAAGAATGGCGAAAATCAGCGTAAACGTGAGCAGTTAGGACAATTGCAGCAACAAAAAACAAACCAGGAAGAACAGATAGATCGTGTTACTGAGCAGATTCGCCAATTGAAACAACAACTAGAAGTATTAACTAACCAACATGCTCAAACAATTGCAGATATCGAAACAGCTCAAAAAACAGTTGCCACACTCCAAGATGAATCGACTGCTGAACTCGAACAAAGCATGACCGAGATCGACGACATCAACCGCAAAGTTCGTGCAAACTTGGATAAGGATAAAGCAGAAGATGATGCCAACGAATACAAGCATCAGTACGATCTGTTATCTAAGCAACTTGAAGATATTCGTTCGAAGAAAGCTCATCTACTGAGTGATGCTGAACTACCACTACCAGGCTTATCCGTTGACGATGGTGAACTGATCTACAACGGTCAGAAGTGGGATAACATGTCGGGCTCTGATCAGCTGAAAGTTTCTACTGCTATTGTTCGCAAACTTAAACCACAATGTGGTTTCGTCTTGTTGGACAAGTTGGAACAGATGGATATGAATACGCTGAACGAGTTTGGCAAATGGCTCGAGCAAGAAAATCTCCAAGCAATTGCCACCCGAGTTTCTACTGGCGGAGAGTGTAGCATTCTGATTCAAGACGGTTATGGTGGTGTCGATACTGCGACAAATGAAGCAGTTAGCCAATCAGACGAAACACCTAAGCAAGCACCGCAGAATAACACATGGCAAGGGAAAGGAGCATTTTAATTATGGACTTTATGCAAGATCCTACCGAATTATCAGACGCAATTAAAACTACGATTTTTGGACCAGAAGGCGTGGGTAAAACAACTTTAGCAGCACAGTTTCCTGATCCAGTGATTTGGGATATTGAAGATGGAACTAAAAGCTATCAAAAAAGCGCAGATTCAGAAGTACGTCAAAGATTCCAAAAAGTTTTAAAGAAACCGACTAGCTGGACGATGGCTTTTCAAGAAATCGAATATATCAAACAAAATAAATTCTGCAAAACGTTGGTCTGCGACACGATTGATTGGCTAGAACAGTTGTGCATTCAACATATTTGTTCAGTCAATGGAAAGAAAAGCATTGAAGACTTCGGATATGGGAATGGTTATGTTTACCTCGGTGAAGAATTTGGAAAGCTGCTTAATAAGTTGCAAGAATTGGTTGATGAAGGAATCAATATCGTGCTAGTTGCTCACTCGCAAGTTAAGAAGTTTGAACAACCAGATGAAATGGGTGCTTATGACCGTTATGAATTAAAGCTTGGTAACAAAAAGACGGTGGCCACCACTTCGGCACTTGTTAAAGAATGGTCTGACATGATCCTGTTCTGTAATTACAAAGTAATCATTATGACTGAACAGAATGGTAAGAAGAAAGCCCAGGGCGGTGAACGCGTAATGTATACCACACACAAGCCAGCCTGGGACGCTAAGAATCGGTTTAACTTACCTGATGAATTGCCACTTGATTTTAAACCATTAGCTTTTATTTTTGAAAATCAAGCTCCAGTTCAAGGGCAACAGCCGGTTCAATCACAGCAACCACCATTGCCACCAGAAACACCGACTCAGCCAGCACAACCTGCACCTAATCAAGCGCCAACTGACCAAGTAATAAATATAAGTAGTCCAATTCCACAAGGCTTAGCTGATCTGATGAAGATTCAAAACGTTACTGAAAATGAGTTGATGCAGATCATCTATCAAGGTGGATTCATGCCGCAAGATACACCATTAGAAAATGTGCCACAGAGCCTGTTTGAACACATCACATCTAATTGGGATTCTGCTTTAGGTTTGTTGAATAGCAAAGTTAGAAATCAAAAATAAAAGGAGAAATTATAAATGAACAATAATAATAACGAAGTAATCGGATGGGGCGACAGTTTTACTGCTGAAGAAAGTGAATTCACACTGATTTCACCCGGTAACTATCCATTTACGGTAAAAGAAATGGAACGCAAGATCTATGACGGTAACGGAAAAATTCCGAATGGTACTCCGTACGCTGAGGTTAAATGTGAAGTCACTGGACCAGAAGGCACAACTACGATTTCTGAACGCCTCTATCTGCTGAAACGGATGCAATGGAAACTCACACAGTTCTTTCAGTCGATCGGTCAAGGTGTTGTAATTGGACAACCTTTCCAACCAAATTGGAGCACCGTCGTTGGCTCAACTGGCGTAGCTGAAATTACTGTCCGTGAATTTAACGGAAATGACGGTGAGAAGAAGAAAAGTAACAACATCAAAAATTTCTTAAAACCAGGTGAAGGCAAACCAGAAAGTTCACCACAACAGCAACCACAACAGAGTTATCAACAACAACCTAGTCAGCAACCACAACCAACATCTACAAACGAGCAGTGGGGACAAGGTGGAGCAGCGTTCTAAGAAAGGAAGTTAAGTAATGAAACGAAAAGATATTGAATTTGATGTCTCCAACTTCAAAGAGTTGGTTGCTGATGGTCGGATCATTGTAATGGCTTAGGGGGTAATTTAATGGGGTTACGTCCTTACCAACAAGAATCGATCGATAAGATTCAAGCAGAATGGTCCAAAGGGCACAAGAAAACTTTGCTCGTCTTGCCAACAGGTACTGGCAAAACCATTGTATTTACCAAACTAGCCGAAGAGTTAGTCAAACAAGGCAAACGTGTTCTGATCATGGCACATCGTGGCGAATTACTTGAACAAGCTGCAGATAAACTTTTCAAAACAACTGGCCTAAGAGCTGCTGTTGAAAAAGCTGAAAACACGAGTATTGATAGTTTCTATCGCGTGGTTGTCGGATCGGTGCAGACACTACAACGTGAAAAACGTTTGAATCAATTTGACCCAGATTTCTTTGATGTAATTATCGTTGACGAAGCACATCATATTTTGTCCGATGGTTACCAGCGAGTAATGAATTATTTTAAAAGCGCTAAAGTTCTGGGAGTTACTGCGACAAGTGATCGTGGGGATATGCGCAACCTGGGCGAATATTTCGACAGCCTGGCTTATGAGTATAGTCTGCCGGCCGCAATCAAAGACGGCTACTTGTCGCCCATAAAAGCTCTAACCATTCCACTAACACTTGATTTGACTGGTGTTAAGCAACAGTCTGGGGATTTCTCTACTAAAGATTTAGGGACAGCGCTAGATCCGTATCTTTATCAAATTGCTGATGAGATGGCTAAGCAGTGCATGGATCGTAAAACAGTAGTGTTTTTACCGCTGGTTAAAACGTCACAGAAGTTCAAAGACATTCTAAACTCAAAAGGCTTTCGAGCTGCTGAAGTGAATGGCGAATCAGATGACCGCAAAGAAATTTTGCAAGATTTCGATAATGGCAAATACAACGTACTTTGCAACTCGATGTTATTAACTGAAGGCTGGGACTGTCCAACTGTTGATACCATTGTAATTTTACGACCAACTAAAGTTCGTGCTCTCTATAGTCAGATGGTAGGGCGTGGGACGCGGTTATCACCTGGCAAAAAAGAGTTATTGATCCTTGATTTCTTGTGGCACACCGAACGTTTGGAGCTTTGCCACCCAGCTAGTTTGATCACTAAAAACAATGATGTAGCTAAGAAGATGACTGAAAACATCGAGAATGCCGATGGTGCTGTTGACCTGGAAGAAGCAGAACAGCAAGCAACAGAAGATGTTGCACAAGATCGTGAAGATTCATTAGCTGAACAATTAGCTGCGATGAAGAAACGCAAACGCAAGTTGGTGGATCCGTTGCAGTTCGAAATGTCTATCCAAGACTCAGACTTAACTGATTTTGTGCCTGAGTTTGGTTATCAAATGGGTCCGCCTACTAAAAAGCAAACTGCTGCACTTGAAAAGTTGGGGATCTTTCCGGACGAGATTCAAAACGCTGGGAAAGCCGAGCTATTACTTACTCGCTTGAACAAACGACGTGATGCGGGCTTAGCTACACCTAAGCAAATCAGATTCTTGGAAAGCAGAAACTTTCAGCATGTCGGAACATGGAACTTTGATTCAGCCAACAGCATGATCAAACGTATTGCAGCTAACGGTTGGCGGTTGCCACGTGGTGTTAAGCCGACAGAATTTAAGCCAGTGGAAAAACGTGACACACCAAAATATGATTTTGATTCTTTGGTTAAGAATTTTGTGGGGTAATCAGATGAAGATAGAAAAGAAGAAAGCAATAAAACCTGAGGATTTATATCAACCAGGAAAAATGTTTCAAGACGAAGATGAAAATGTGTTTCTAGTATGTAGATCATCTAAAGACAAACAATTCGTAGTGGTTAATTTAGCAAAAAATGTAGTCATTGATCCGTTTAGCCAACAGCAGTTTTTAGTTAATTGGCGTGAAACGGTTCAAGCAGTTGATAAGCCATTTTACGGAAAGTTAATTGAATTAGATCAAGAGGAGTGAAGAAATGGAATACGAAGAACTGATCAAGAACGTGCGGCAGTGGGCAGTATCGAAAGACTTTGATGACCCGCGTGCTCAATTCATGAAGATCGTTGAGGAACTCGGTGAAACATCAGAAGCATATGACAAAGGTTGGCAAGACAAATTAATTGATTCAATCGGCGATTTGCAAGTTACCATTATCAACTTTGCGATGCTGGTGGGGGTTGACTACAAAGACGCACTTGAAGAAGCGTGGGAAACGATTAAGGACAGAAAAGGCACTATTAAAAACGACGTGTTTATCAAAGAAGAAGACTTATAGAATTATCTGGACTTGCAGACCGTCAAAAGTCTGTAAGCCATAGCTGAGAGACACATCAAACAAACAGAAAGAAGGTGTCATCTCCTATAAAACTTCAAACTGTAACAATCAACAGTTTCTCAGCGAATTAGCTAGGACGGAAATCTCAAACAGAAAAGAGAGTGATTGGACGACATCCTAGATTAAATTTACACATCCAAATTAGCTAATACTTTTGTCAGCAGTTAAATCTAAAACAGAAAGAAGGAAGTCCCCCTTCTGAATTTCTCAATAATATAGCTGTTGGCAATATGCTCTAAAGTGGTCACATCCCGAGTTCGAGTCTTGGGTGGAGCTTTTATTCAGAATGAAAGGAGTAGAAGATGATGAGAATCTTTAAGCTGTTGAAAGGTAAACTGATCTACCGTCGCGTCGGTCCAAAGATGTACCAAACCAAAGCGCAACGGAGAGCAGCTGACTATGATGAGAAACATAACCAGCTATTCAAAATATTTTAAGGAGGTGAACAAAAATGCAAAATATGGGAGCTGCACACGCCTTTGAGCAAAACATCTATCAGCAATTCGCACGATCACAAGAATATCTTCTGAGAAACGGTGTTACTGAAGATAGCGTTAAAGAAGAATATAAGGATCTGCAAGCAACTATTAAAGCAATTGTCAGAACAGCGTACATGACCGGCAATTCAGATGGCTTACAGTTAGCAATCAAAACAGCGACAGAAGGTAAGAGCTATGGCGGAAGAAAGTAAATTTGATTTGATACCATTACTTGAATATATCGATCCGAGTACATTGCCCTACCAGGAATGGTGCGATGTTGGAATGGCGCTCAAAGAAGAAGGTTATTCAGTTTCTGACTGGGATCGTTGGTCAGCCTCTGATGGCCGTCGCTATCATTCAGGCGAATGTGAAAAAAAGTGGGACACGTTCAAAGGGACTGGCTCTCCAGTCACTGGTGCGACAATTACGCAATTGGCCAAAGAAGGTGGGTGGCATTCTGATTATGATCCCGATGATGATTCCCAATTGGGTTGGGATGATTCATTTGTTGCACAAGCTCCTACTAAGGGCTATCGGCTGCTTGATTCTAGTTGGCTAGAAGGTACTAAGATTGAAAAACCAAAAGTTTGGCATCCTGCCGAACAGATCATTGATTACCTGCAGACGTTATTTGATCCAGGCGAGATTGTGGGGATTTCAAATAATCCGTGGCCAAAGAAAAACAATGAAGGTGATATCGAAAAGTGGCTGCCAAACGAAGGTGTCTACATTATGACAGCTGGGGAGATCATTGATTCGTTACGTAAGAACAATGGGGATGTGGGTTCAGTCATTGGTGATCCTAATCCAGAAGCTGGTGCGTGGGTCCGCATTAACCCATTGGACGGTAAAGGTGTTAAGAATGAAGATGTAGTTGATTACCGTTACGCCTTGGTCGAGTCCGATAAAGGTGATTTAGAAAAACAAAACGAAATACTGCATCGACTTGAATTGCCAATTGCCACATTAACGTATTCGGGCAATAAATCGATCCATGCCATTGTTAAGGTCAACGCGCAGAATTACGAGCAGTACAAGCAGCGTGTTGATTACTTGTTCAAAGTCATGGAGAGCAACGGTTTGGTTGTTGATAAGCAAAATAAGAATCCGTCTCGTCTATCCAGACTACCGGGTTTTCAACGTGGCCAAGAAAAGCAGTTCTTGATCGACACCAATATTGGTCAAGATACCTGGGAAGAATGGGAAGAGTATATCGAAGATCTCAACGATAATTTACCCGACCTAGAGAACATGGCCGACTTGTTTGATAAAGAAATTGAGTTGGCACCGGAGTTAATTAAAGGAATGCTGCGGCAAGGACATAAGCTATTGATTTCAGGACCATCAAAAGCCGGTAAGTCGTTTGCTTTGATTCAGTTAGCCATCGCAATTGCCGAAGGATGGAAGTGGTTCGGTTTCCAATGCGTCCAAGGTAAAGTGTTATACGTCAATCTTGAATTAGATGAACGCTCTGCTAAAAAACGTTTTGTAGATATTTACAACACAATTGGCAAAGGACACGAAAATGTGGATAACATCGACGTTTGGAATTTGCGGGGTAAAACCAGCCCGATGGATAAGCTAGCACCGAAGCTGATCCGTAAAGCACAGAAGATTGGTTACATGGCCGTGATCATCGACCCGATTTATAAGGTCTTGACTGGTGACGAAAACAGTGCACATGAAATGGCAAACTTTACTAACCAGTTTGACAAAATTGCAACTGAATTAGGCTGCGCAGTGATCTATTGCCATCATCATTCAAAGGGAAGCCAGGGTGGTAAAAGTTCGATGGACCGTTCGAGTGGGTCCGGAGTGTTTGCCCGCGATCCTGACGCAATCTTAGACTTGATTGAATTACCAGCTGGTGAAGAACGCTATAACCAACTGAAACGTGAAGCAATCTGTGGCATGTACAACAAGGCAATCAAACACTTCAATCCAAATTATGACAAGGTCGGACTTGATGATCAGTTTAGTGAGAAACAAATGGTGATCCATCTCCATCAAGCACTTGATCAGTTACCCAATAAAGATCAGATCTTCGCATATATCGACCAACAAAAAGACATCGCTGTTGAACAAGTCGAACATGAAACAGCTTGGCGCTTGGAAGGAACATTGCGAGAGTTCGCTGGGTTCAAACCGATCAATGCCTGGTTCAAATATCCAGTCCACGTGTTGGATGATTCTTTGGCAGATATTGAGCTAGAAGATAATAGCAACCCAAAAAAGAAATGGAAGCAGGGCGTACAGAAAAACAATCAAAGTCGATCAGAAAAAACAAAGCAAGAGCTTGAAGAAGCATTTAATGTAATGTCTGATCATGGAAATGCAGTCGATTTAAATCAGATAGCAAATTATCTTGAAGTCACAAAAAAGACAGTTTACGGACGAGTAAAAAAGCATGAAGGTTTTCATGTAATAGATGGCATGGTTGAAAAAACTAATGCTAACGATAACCAAAAGTAATAACAGGCTATTTAGCCCGTAACTAAGAAAGAAAAGTAATTTGTTCGTAACAGGCTATTTAGCCCGTAACTAAGAAAGAAAGTGTAAAAATCCTATTGCGACGGCGTTCACCTTTCCTGTCTTAAGCTCCCCTTGGGGGAGTAGCTTAAGACAGAGAAATAAGTGAACCGTTAATAGCTTGTAACAAGTATGGTAATGTAAAAAAATTTAAGTATTAAAAAGGAGTGAAAAAAATGAAAACACTCGGTAAAACAATATATGTAACTCCAGTTGATGTTGTGAAAATTATATTGGTAATCGATAAAAGTTTTTATGCACCAGGATCAAGTATTGGGATAGACTACAACGAAGTAATTGAAGCAGATTTACCTGATCCAGAAGAATTTACTCTGTACGATGTTTTTTCGAAATATAAAGATAAGCCAAATTTGCAAGAAATATTTGTAGTTGATGATTGGCCATTACAAGGGACAATTTACAAAATAGAAAAGAATGGAGAGGCAACTGAATATGCAACAACAAGAGGTTACGCATGAGTTTTTCATGCCACTGCTAATTCCTTCCGTAACTCACCAAGAAAAACAGGTTCATGTTGTCAAAGGTAAGCCGATGTTCTACGAACCAGCAGAATTAAAAGCTGCACGCACGAAGTATATGGATAACCTAGCACAACATTTACCAGATAAGAAATTCAACGGTAAAGTTCGTCTGATGATCAAGTGGCTGTTTCCAATCAAAGGTAAGCATGTGAATGGTGAGTACAAAGATACTAAGCCAGATTTGGATAATAGTGTGAAATTGTTGCAAGATTGCATGACCAAATTAGGCTTTTGGAAAGATGATCGTTTTGTAGTCAGTCTGATCACGGAGAAGTTTTGGTCAGATGTGCCAGGAATCTATATCAATATTGAAGAGGTGGAGTAGATGAATAACTTTTATGCTTTATATCATGGTGATTCAATTGTCACAGTTGCAGACAATATTTATGAATTAGCGCAATTTATGGATATTTCAATTAGCTCAGTTCGTTGGTTAGCTTCTCCAGCTGCACATAAACGGTACGAAAACAAGAATGCAAATCTGATTTATAAATACGAGGTGTAAATCATGACTAAATCAATTACGACTGAAGAGTACAAAGACAATCCGGAATTTTGGGAGCAATTAGCTTTATCGGTTGGCGGTGTCGAAGTTAAAGATGAGAGCGGCAAAGTATTGTTTGAATTATAAGGAGTGAAGAATATGAAATCTATTAAGATTGATACACACACAATTAATGTTATGAGACAACTGGCAAGTGGACTATATTATAAGCATTGGCTTAGAGAAAACGATTTGAAGGGAAATATATGTAACGCAGCACAATATATTTTAAACAGATCAGGTTCTTGGAACACAGCTTACAATTCCTTTATCGAAGAACATCGTTCAGTGTTAGAGAAGATAGCTGCTAATCCAAAAATGAAGGTTATAGTAGTTCGTAAAACAATTGAAATTTATACGGTTGGATTTGAAAATAAGGAACTTATTAAAATGTACAAGGAGTGATCGTATGGATTATTGGCAGTCGGTATTTCGTGACATCTTGAATCTGATGGGACAGGCAAATGAGAAATTAAATGAGTTGGGTCCACAGTCTTACGAATACTGGCTGTGGTTATCTGATCAGTTATCCAAAGTTGAAGTGAAGTATAAGAAGAACCGCTTAGTTGTGCTGATCTGTAAAGACATATTTCAGTTTCAACAAGAAAAATTTGAAAATGTGGAAGTGAAGAAGTAATGAAAAGTATATAGAAAAAGCGCAGCTCACAAGCTACGCTCCGGTAATTATTCAACAATTCAATTATATCATATGAGGAGTGGAGCTTGTGGGACTGTTGCCAGATATTGATAAAGAAAAAACCAAAGAAAAAGTAGATGAGTTATTAAGTCAGTATCGTTCGTTTGTCCGATTTGCACGTGATCAGTTCGAACCAAAAATCACAGTTACTTATCATTTGGAAATGACATCGCAAACTAACGTGGTGCATAAAGCAATTGAAGATGCGGTCGTCCTACAAGCAACTGCTGAAGAAGAATTATGTGCGATCAATAAAGCATACAACAAGCTTGGCACTGAAAAACGTAGGCGACTATATGATAAGTACATGAAGCGAACAGAGCTAACTAATCTTCAGTTGTCTGAGAAGTACATTGAATCTACTTCAACATTCTATCGTGAGTTAGGTAAAGCACAGTATGAATTTGCAGAAGCTTATCGTGGCGGTATATTGGTAGTTTTTAAATGATACACTATTGAGACTATCTTGATACACTAATGGGAGTCAAACAGTGTTATTATGATAGTGTTCAAAAATTCGTATTTACCTCAAGAAAGCCTGGCTATTGCAGCTGGGCTTTTGTATTATTGATATGAGGTGAACGAAATGGATAAAAATTTTACTGATAAAACGTGGAGAAATAGGAGTGAGTTGCCATCAATAAATTATGTTTGCGGTTATTGTGGTAAACAAGTGGGAACCAATATAGGATATTATCCATACTATAGTGGGCATTCACAATCAAGTAAACAAGCGATTTATTTATGCCCTTTTTGTGGGCGTCCATCATATAAAGAAGGTGAAAATATGACACCAGGGACAGCATACGGAACGCCGATTGATAGCCTTCCAGAAAATGTGCAAAGTATCTACGATGAAGCCAGGGAATCATATAAGGCCGGTGCTTTTACAGGCGTAATTTTAATTTCCCGGAAGGTTTTAGCAAACACTGCGATTTATTTTGGTGCAAAGGACGGCGAAAGCTTTGTACATTATGTAGATTACTTAGTTGGAAATGGTTACGTTCCTGAAAAGAGTAAAGACTGGATAGACAAAATTAGAACAGAGGGGAATAGTGCTACTCATAATCAGACAGCTAAAAACCAAGAAGATGCTAAACGCATCTTGGACTTTGTACAAATGCTTTTATTGATCAACTTTAAATTTAATAGTGAATATCAGATAGATCAACAATAGCATGTGTTAAGCAGCTTAACGGCTGCTTTTTTTGTACAATAAAAAAGGAGTGATCACATGGATATGCAGAAGTATGTAAGACGTTCAGTTGAAGTGAAAGCTATACAGTTTGATATTAGAAAAGCTCAAGAGAATTGTTTGAAGTATTATCCGATGGTGCAAGACATGTATGATCTAACCAGTGCAGAGCTACCTGAACATCGTGCTGGTGAACGGTTCAGCTTGAGAGATCTACATCATAGTTCAGTCATTCATGATGGAGACTACATTGTTCAAGGATCCAATGGCCAGTTCTGTGTTGTTGAAGAACATGTTTTTAAATCTGATTATGAGATAGCTGACCATGAACAAAAAGAACTCGATATGTTTCCTAACTTAGGACTAACTGAACACGAAACTAAAGCTGCAGTTCAGATCATGAATGGATAGATGGGAGAAGATAACAATGTCTGAAGTAACTAAACGAACACTACTCAATGCACGTATGATCAATGACAATGTGCATATCAAGATACCAAACACAACAACTGAACAAGAGCTATCGTTTGTTATCTCACGTACGATCTACTCGATGGTAGTCGTCTATGCCGAAGAAAATCATATACCATTCGATAAAGCCTTAGAGTTATACATGCCAGCTATCTATGCTGATGTAGGTAGACAATATGATATGGAGCATCCAAATGTACATCGACACAACAAGTCACACAAGCCGCGCTAAGTTCTACAACTCAGTTGAGTGGCGGCATCTTAGGTTAGAGATACTTGAACGGGATCACTATGAATGTGCTGAGTGCAAACGTCAAGGCATGGTAACTACTAGAGATGAAGTCTTGACTGTTGATCACATCAAACCATTGGAACAACATCCAGAGTTAGCTATGGATAAAGACAACCTGCAGATCTTATGTCACATGCATCACGATATGAAACATGAACGAATGAACTTTAAGACAGCGTACAAGACTAAGAAGAAGCATAACAGATGGGAGGATGATGAACGATGGGATTAAAAATTGATGAAGTAAACTATTGTATTAACAGTGACAATGATGTGCCAGAGATCTATATCAAGGGTGAACAAGCAGCAGTTGTTAGTTGTTCGACACAATATGTAACTAGTACCGAAGAACCAGGAACAAAGCTATTAGTAGCGACGTTTTATCTTAAATCTGAACAAAATATAAATAATGAACCGAAATTACACAGTATTTATATAAATAAAATCACATCAAAAGTTTTTTGTTCGTAATTTATACCCCAGGGTCAAAAAGTTTTGCAACATTTTGCTTTTTGGAGAACCGGTGGGTAAGGCTCGATTTCGGAATAAAAAATAAAAAAATCACGTG